AGAAGCCTCCTTTGCCGTGCCATAAGCCCCCACCGCTTCATTAGCAACATTCTCAGCATCTATAACCGTGTTGACAGCATTGGAGACTTTCTGCCCCATGTCCTTCATTTTGAACAGTTCAGCGCGGTCTTTCTTGTAGTCGCCAGTTAGATTTTTGCCTAATTCTGGGTTTATTTCATTCAACTTCGGAAGATAAGCGTCTTCTTCAGCCTGACTGCCAATAGCGCCGATAATTGTATCTGCCGCTTTAATCTGGTCTGTCATTTTGCCGTACTTCGCAGCCGCAGTTACCCGCTCTTGCTGTGCCTTACGAGCGGGAGCCTCATCGCGCCGAATCTGATTCTGCTGCTGCATTCCTTCAGTAGCCGCTTTGACACGGTTGTTCTGAAGCCCTTGAGCCTTCGCGTCCAAGTAGGATTTTGCGATATTAATGGGGCGCTGGTTTGCTGCTATGTTATATAGAGTCATGGATGTGCCTTAATCCTCATCCCACGGGTCGGGGTAGTCAAGAACTGATCGGTCTGTGCCAAAACCGCCTGGGGTGTTGCTGGCGAGATTGTTAACGCCGGGGCTGTTGTTTCCTTCCCAGAATCCGCCATCTGCATTAGCACCGCTGCCCTTCCTGCTCATGTAATCTCCCAAAAGAGCCGCGCCGCTTTCAAGCGCATCGCCCCACATATTACCCTTAGCTATTTCATTAGAGGCCAGAGTAGCACCGAGGTTAGTCATGTTACCTGCTGTTTGTTCTGCGAACTTATTGTTAGACCCTGTGGCTGCTGTCATACCATATCCAGCTATTCCACTCAGTCTGTTGAAGATTTTGTCGAACTCAGCAGAAGCATAGTTCTGGCTGTACTCCATCGCACCCTTCATTGACTTGCCGGATAGGGATGAGCCGTGAGCAGCCGCTTGGCGATCCAGTTCTTTCTGGCCTTCTTCAAGACGGAACTGATAGCCTGGGTCTTCTTTCCACTGATATATGTCTGCTCCAGGGGCATTAAGGTCTTCTTCTGGCAAGGTCTTGTTCATTTCAGCCCATTCGTCAAATTTGCCCACACCTTGAGCTATTTGAGACATTCCGAAGCCTATATGCTTGCTCTTACCACGCCGCCCGTACCACTCTTGGTAGCCAAGCCTTGCTTCATCTGCGGTTGCGTCCTTGCCGTACTTCTCGTAGAAGTCCTGATAGCCGCTACCCGTTATAAACTCGTTCCAGAAATCATTGTCAGTGTCGAATTGATTGCCATGAAGCGTGGGCATGGTACGAACATCATCACCCTGACGGAAGCGCATGATGCTATCACCAGTTGTTCCCTCGTCCCAATCGTATCGGTCTAGCGGGTCGTTGGGATCATCAGGTTGAGCCACTTGAGGTAGCCCCATCATGGCATTCATCGCGTTATTCGCGTTCCAACCCGATTCAGTGTAGGGTGCGAATCGTGCTACGTTCTTGTCCTGTTCCTCGGCTAAGTAGGCATTGGCTTGCTCCGTAGCGATACGGGCTTTTCTCGCGGCTTTGTTGCCGGACATAATGCCCAAGCCACTGCTGAGGACTGTACCACCTGCTGTAGCCGCTGCTGCCCAACTCATGTCGTTACTCCTTCAAGCAGGTCGGGAAAGTCCGTGGCGATTATCTGCTTCTCAATCTCATCCACATCAGTTTCCTCTGTCGCGTGAACTGTTATCCACAGTGAGTCTTCCAAAATTTTCAGGACTCGTTTTGTTCCTGCTAATGTCTTAATCATGCACGGCGCTTCAATCACTTGCCCACCTTTATGTTCGTCAACTACTTGAGCCTTACCCTTCAGGACAAAGCAAAAATGATTCGTTATATGTATCTTGCTGGATATAATCATACCCGCTGGCATGAACAGTTCGCGGGCATACATTCCGTCAGCGAAGTGGTTTACGTGAGGGGGTATCTCAACCCTGTCAGGAGAGTTTAGCATGGCAGTTTCCACGCTAAGAATCTTCTCCCTTGTACTGAGGCGTGTTTCTATCTCCCTGTCGCGGAGTGCCTCTATCTCGCTCACGATACCTCCGTTGCAGAGCCAATTACTGTTATCGCATTAGCCGCACTCGCAAACATTTGAATAGTGTCGCCCGCTTCTAATATCTGACCTTCAAGTTCTGGTAAAGTTGTCGTGGCTAGAGTCGCTAAAGTAACCGTCTTGTAGAACATATTATCGTTGCCCACTGTACTAGCGTTCGGCACAATATGAACCGTGAATGTTGCATCACTTCCCGAACTGTTGAACAGGGCTATCCTGCGTATAGCCGTTACAGTAGACGCAGGGGTTTCGTACTGTGTTGCTACGGCGTTAGGGAGTTCTTGAGGCTGTATGATTTGCTGTATGTTTAGAATTGCCAAACTATGCCATAATCCCCGCCGCAACTAACGCGGCTCTAATTTCAATTAAGTCTTGGGCTACCGATGCGAAGTTGCTATTGATAGTTATATCATCACCGCCCGTACTAACAACAGCCTCTACAGAATCGCCATCTGTCCCTCCACTGTTATCAGCCATGATGTCCATGAGGGTCTGACCAACGATAGCGGCTATATCTGCGGTATTTACAGTTATTGCCGTAGAGTTTGCGGCTATATCTTTACCAAAATGTATTTGAGGCACAGCAAGAAAGTTCCCTTCCCATCCCTGAATAGCAACATCAATCTCGTCAGGGTCTTGCGTGTACTGCGCAAGCACCTTAATGAACTCTTGCCACTGCTCTTGACTCTCAGGCCATGTCTGAGCGCCAGGATGCTTCATAAAATTAGTGTTTAAGCCAGCCACTATCTGTCTACCTTCATCTGAGCGTTATCACCTACCTGCTTGGCAATCAAGCCAGTGTAGATAGTTCTTGCGTCAACTTTTCTGGTAATCCTGAACACCCAATCTCGACCTCGGCCTAGCTTGCGCCAGATAGCGCGATGACTGTACTTACCGATGATGCCGAATGAAATCTCGCGTTCAGTAGAGTATGTGTGACCACCGTCCTTTGAGTAAGTTAAAGTTACGTTGCCGCTAACGCCCTCCTCACCTGTAAGTTGAAGGGAACGAATGCGTAGACGGTCTTCGTCTTTAGTCTTCTGACCTTTCGTAGTACGGATGTTGGGGATAATGTCACCATCCATCGTGTGATAGTCAGAATTCAATTCATATATCTTGCCGTTCTTGTAATCACCAACCAGATGCTTACTATAAGCAAATGTGTGGCAGTTGTAACGCTCCCGATTTGGGAATGTCTTGTTAATGATGTGGGCGCGTTGATGCCAGTGCTTGCTGGTCAAATCGTACACCCATGTAACATTCTCTGTAGGGAATGTCAGGACGTAGAAATCATGGCCTTCGTAAGCATAGGTATATGCGGTTGCGTCTTCAACAGTCGTGTACTGACCCATCTGGTAGGCAACCTGGGGAAAGTCACTCGTCAGAGGTGCAGGATTGTAGCCCTGCGAAATCATAGGTCGAGCCTGACCCTGATCGCTTTTACCTAACCAGACAATCGCATGACCTATTCGGGAAACGGAATGTGGGGCAGCACAGCCAACTTCGCTAAAGCCACCCTGGAATCGTGCAAACGGGTCGCCTGAGTTATACCAGACTTCTGTTGTTTCTTTACCGAGCAGCCAGATATTTCTGCGGTTCGATATGACAGCAACTAAGTCATCGCCCTTACCCTCTGCTGTGGCGAAGTCTAGGGGGTCTATAGAAGTTGCATCGTCAAGCGCAGTCCACCAGAATTGCCCCGTGTCTTTCTGTGTGAACACAACGTAGCGGTCTAGGAACGTGCAGGAATCCGTATTCACTGAACCCGTATTGGTAATGACTCCGGTTGACCTATCGTAAACCTTCAGAGAGCCGCCATCAGCAATAGCTATCTGGTTGCCGTTCACTGCGCCATTGTCGCACATGGAGACAATGCCGCCAGATGTACCTATCGCACCCAAGTCTGTCGCAGTGCCAGCTACATTAACCTTATAGAGATTAGTGCCTACAACGGCGTAACACTCGTCAGCAAAGGTGTGCAAGCCCCGAACCTCACCAACAGCGGGTAAAGAAAACTCAACGCAGCCGGGTACGTTTACTAATGCACCATCACTAGGATCATCCTTAGCCCTCTCTTGGAACAGGTTGATACATTCCTCAGAGGCAACATTCGTAGAACGCCCTTTGTATGCCCCTCCTATAAAGGGGAGCCTCATTGAGTCATCCCTTCATTGTTCACAGTGAACAGGACTGAGGCATTCTCAGTGTCAGCATCTAATGCTTGATTAATTTTAGCCTGTGAGCGTTGAGCGATAGTCTTCTGCTCCCGGTCACTCAAGCCATATTCCGCAGACAATGAATCAGCCAAGCCCCATATGAGCGCACTCGTCCACTCAATCGGAAACTCTGGGTTATCAGAAGCCGCATCAAAATCATCAGGGTAATACTGAGCAGTAAGAACAATCTTATCAGTATCTCCATCACCTGTAGGCCATACGAACAAAGTTCCGTTAGTAAGCGTTTGGCGGTAGTGAACTTGATTTGGTACACCTGTCTGCCCCTTCTGTGATAGGAAACGGTATTCATTGTCGCCTATCAACTCAATCGGAATATCATAGTCGCTGCCGTCCCTGCGTAGGGCATAAAGCAGCGTATGCGGGCGATATGCTTTGGTTGTATAGAAATAGACAGCATTACCAGAGGCAGCGTCATCATCAGTAACGTCATCAATCGTCATGGGATTTGCAAGGTTGGCTACCGTAGTCCAATGAATAGACCCGTCATCCATCTTGATCCCAACGTAGTCTGCCGCTGTTACGTCCGTTATCGAAGTCAGCGTTATGGAGTTAGTACCGCTTGACGCATCAGCAGAAAGCGTAGTCTCAACGTAACTCGAAGTGACATGATCGCCCGTTGAACCAATCTGGTACGATTCCTGAGACTTCTGAATGAACAGAGTTATCTCTTGGCGTAACCAAATGTCAGCACCCGCAACACCCGACAACTCGTTTATGAGTATGTTAAGCGCTTGGGACGCATCAGCAGTTTCATCACCGCCTGGAGCCTCAGATGAATCAAACTCACCCAACTTACGAAGGGCTGAGTTGATTATGTCGTTACGAGTGACGCTAAAGTTTTTAGACCCTGACGTTGCCATCAGTAAGCGTTGCCAGCTTCAATGCGAACATCAGTAGTGCCTGAACCGAACTCTCCGGTCTTGCAGCCTACGCGCATATCACAGGTCACGGCACTCTGTAGCACTCGTTCCGCATCTGCCGTATGAGTTTCTACATCAAGCCACGTAGTCCCGCCATCGAAAGAACGCTGAATCGTGATGGTAGACCCGCCAGCAATATCAACAATAGAACAATCAACAAGTTTAGACCCGCGCACTCGGATTGCATCTGTCCACTCATTCTGTGCATCAACGGTTCTTATAGCTTTACTAGCCATATTAAATCCTCAAAAAATAGGGAGCCGAAGCCCCCGTTAAATGCCGTTATTCTGTTTCCCAAGTGCCATTTACATCACTTACTACAAAGTATGCGGTGCTTGCCAATGATACGATAGTGACGTAATCGCCCTTTTTGGCTGTAGCAAGAGTGTTCCTTAGATAGTCGCCATCAGAAACAGCCCCGGCATACAAAATACCGTCACCAGCATCAGGGTCTATAGTGATTTGCACTTGACCGTCTTCACCGCCATTTATAAATGTGTAACATATACCTGTTCCCATTGCGGGCAAGGTTATCTCTGCTGTAGAAGTAACTAGGTAGTTAGTATTTGGTACGGCAGTTATATCACCAGTTACTACAGTGTAGTTTGATGGCGCAATAAATGTATCTACACCGTTTGGAAATTTAGTTAAACCCATCATATTTCTCCATACCTCACGGATTCAAACCGTGACTTACCCATCAGGGATATAATTGTTTTGAGCAGAATTGCTCGGTTATTGAATTAGGAAAAGCACCGCCCCCCGAAGGAGGCGGGCTTTAGGTAGCGCCTAAGCGCCTTCGCTACACACGATACCGCGTGGGTCAGTCCAACCAGCACTAAAGCGCATATAGGCTTTAGACTTGTCGTTTTCCGTATCGAAATCACCGTCATGGGTGAACTCAACAGGAGCGCGGTCAAACCACTTCAGACCTTCAGGAGCATTCGTAGTAATGAAGAATGCGTCTGCGTTGGTCAGGTAATGGTTGACTGCTGTCTCTGGGATAGAGTTCATGCTGTTCAGCGCGTTGATAGCGTTGTTGGCAGTGTCACTCTGAAGAACAGATTTCAAGATGCGTTGAGCATTGAACTGCTCCGCGATATTGATAATCAAGCATTTCGGACGAATGCTAGCCTTCAATCCCATTGAGTCTGTCATGTTACCGATGAGGATACAAAGTTCCTCAAGCGATGCTTCTGACAGATCAGCAGCGGTGATGATATTGGCGAAACTATCGCCATTTTGCATCGTGTGGTCTGTAGCACCAAGCACTTTACCGTCACCGCCAGTATAACCAGCAGTGAACGCACGGTTCAGAATGTTTGCACCCACGTTTTCACGGGTTTGAGACATACTGTATGCAAGTGAGCTAGCACGTTGTCGAGAGACTTTCTCGTACAGGTTATCAGCTTGTTCCTCTTTAGTTACGATGTAACCAAGAGCATACGCAACGTGCGTATAACGGCTGATGTAGCCTTGAGAATGACCCTGAAAAGCAGCAGAGACTCCTTCTGGTTTGACCGGAGCCAAACCAAAGCCAGCGTGTTCTACGTCTTCTTCAAAGTGCTGTGTAGACCCTTGTACATCAAAAATCTTGGTGTATTCCGGGGAGAATTGGTCATATTTTGCGCCGAACCATGCGTTCACACCAGGCCATAGCGCCTTAGGATGTGAACCAGTATTGATAGGATTACTCATTATTGATTACCTCCCTTATACGCCAGCAGCATTAGGCGCTGCAAGACTTTCGTTAATTGTAACTTCCCAAATTGTATAAGGCGCTGCCTTACCAATCTCGTTGTCGTCAACCTGCGCTCTGCCAATCAGTTTGAACTGAATGTCTGCACCAGTACCATGAGTGTCAGAATCAAGTGAATGACCAGACAGCCCAGTATCAGTATCGCCAGCGCCAACAGCAGCATCAATGTTGTTGCCTACATCAGCAATAACAAGAGAGCCATCGTCTTCAGTAGCCTGAAAGATGATGTTTGTGTCAGTCGCTACATAGACATAACTGGTTGTACCAGATGCTACATACGTCTTCGTCAAATCACCAACTTGCGGGGCTAATCCAACAACAACACCATAAAATGCTCCACCAGCCGCAGCACCTTTAACCTTCATAATGCCTGTGACTGCTTCTGCTTCCGTGTCGAGAGTTACAATGTCGCCAACAAACAAGTTTGCTGTATCGTCAAAGTAACACTGTTGGGAAGCACCATTGTACGGCGTACCATCACGCATACGTACGGGCTTAAATCCAAAAGCCATAATAATTTACTCCAAAAGAAACGTCCAGAATGGACGCAATAAAATAAAGAACTTCGCAATGACGAAAATCTTTAGCGCATTTTTACCTCGCCGTATTGATTTTCGATGGAAGCTCCACCAGATTTGCCAGCACGGATAGCGTCATCCACCATGTCATTCTTCTTAGCTTTTGCCGCATCGTCTTCTGCTTTGAATTCGTTTGGCAATTTCATCAAGAACACAGTGATTTCATCGTCACCCACCTTAGTCTTCTTACTTACCCTAGAGTTAAGGTCGCTGTTATCGCCGTGTACTTCCTTATCACCCACACGGCCTACTATCTCTTTGGCGTTTACATACTCATACCCTGCATTCAGCGCGTCCTGAATCCTAGAACCAACATCGTTAAACCAACGAAGGTAATAATTATCCTCAACTGATTTGATTACGTTAGTTTTAAGTTTGCTGCGCGATTCCGTCATGGATACTCGTTCACGCCTGTCTTTCTTCGCTACCACTGGCTTAACATCTTCGGTAGTCTTTTCTTTCTTCTGGTTGGAACTTGTCATTGCTATCTCCTTATTTTCCGAAATAATCAGCTACATACTGGGCTTGGGTCAAAACACCCTCGCTAACAAGTCGGTCACAGATTGCTTTCGCCTCTGCATCCAACGCTTTGTAGTTATTATCTCCGGCTTCTTCCTGTGTAAATTCTTCCTCACCCGTAATAGTTTCCTTACGTTTGGGGTTCTCAAATTTGTGTGCCATGTCCTTCTTGGTAACTTCAGCAACTTTATCCATGAACTCCTGTTGAGAGCCATGAAAGCCTGAGTTATCCAAGTCAGCAGCAACGCTATCAGCGTAACGCCTTAGAACAGGGTCGGCTGCATACCAGGTATTCTTCTCAGCCCACTTAGCATTAATAGCAGCACCATCGGACGCAACGGGGGATGCCTTAACTTCCTCAAGTTGCTTACCTAAACGGATATAGTCTTCGCCATCACCGTTATTAATTGCTTCGGCAAGTCGTGACTCAAGTGAAGCAACTTCTTTTGCTCGTTCTGAACGCTCCCGTTCTACCGTGCGCTTAGTCTGCTCAATGAACTGGTCTTTCATGGTGGCTACACTTGCTTTAACTTCATCAAGTTCGGCCTCCAGTTTGCGGGCTTTCTTGGTTGCTATGCCAGCAATCTTCTCTCCAGTCTCCACATATTCCTGCGCAGTCTTGGCTCCTTCGCCTTCAAAGTCAGGATTCCACCCATCTTTGGTTGCTTCTGCTTCCCAATCTCTCATTTGTTCGTTCATATCTTGCTCCATAGTTGCCCTAGCTTAACTAACCTTTTCATGTGCCACTCTTTGTCGGCGGTTGAGTTCGTAGTATCCTACTTCATCATCAAGCGTTGCAGTAATGTCTACATCGTTTAAGACGCGATACTTCTCACCATCTTTCCCAACCACCGGAACACCACCGTATTTTGCAATCATTATACGATCACCAACAGCAGCAAATGGCTTAGAGTAATCACTCCAACAATCAGCGCCTACGTCAACCAAATGACCATAGACCTGCGCGTTGGAATACTTTTCGTGAGATTCGTTAGCGAGGATAATACCGCCCTCAGAAACTTCTTCAAGTTCTTCTGGCCTGACTAAAACCCTGTCGCCTTGAGGATAGATACCGGATTCATTATTCATTGCCGGGTTCCTCATAATACTCAGGGTCTAATTCCTGAATGCCCTCTGCATCAAGGCAACTAATCTGTGTTGACAACTCCTCAACGATTCCACGGTAGCAAGAAATGTCTTCCTGCGTCCTGTAGGGTTCGCCTGGATAAAATACATCAACCTTAGCGTCTATATAGTCTTGAACCCTGGACTTCAGGATTTCAATGTAATACGCCGTTACCGGGTGCTGATTCCACTCATCCATCGCTTCCTTGTTTGGTATCTGACTTTCCACTTTCTAGCTCCTTTAGTTTATCTCTAATTTTTTCCTGCTTAACTTTAAGACGCTCTGTAACCGCCTTAAACTGACTCACTTGCGAATTATCACCTATAGCCTGTGCCTCTGAGGTTAACTTGGCTACCTGTGCCTGGGTAAGAAGATTCTTGTCCTCTGCCCCCATCATCGCTACAATCGCCTTCTGCTTGGAATCTTCAACCTTGTGCTGCAACTCCATGACCTGAATCTCAAACTCAGGGTTCTTCGGAGGTTCAATAGCAGGTTGACCCGTTTCAGGGTTGATTGGGAATACCTCTTGGCTGTCTGCAATACTCATGGCCTCAAGGAATCGAAGTTCAATCTTTGTCTTATCGTAGCCCGCAACTGCATCAGCACGTTGTAACAACATCTGAGCCTTCTGCATCTTTTCCTGCGAGGAAAAAGCGTTCTTATCCGCAGCAGGATGAATGTCCTTACCATCGCCCGTGTAATCAGTCGAAAGCACTTGAGCCTTACCCTCTAATGTCTCAAAGTATTCTTCTGGATTGAGATAAACAGAATTGAGGCGATACTGCTCACGAAACTCTTGGCGCATTGAACGGTGAACACGCTTGAAGATACCTGAAAAAACTTGCATACCCTGACTTAACATGGCTTCCATATTGTAAGCAGGGGTGTTCTGACCCATATTCTTACCAGACATAGCATCATTAATTGATGACAACTCTTTCGTGTACTCAATTAGCAAGCCAAGCAAGTTAAACAAGACAGGTGAAGGAGAATTGACAGGTATAGGAACAATGGATTCTTTCAATGACTGACCCGTAGAGTTAATTTTGATCCACTCATTGTTACGGAAACTTACCTTGCCACCCTTAATCCTAGCCCCTCGACCTAAGAAACCGCCCGAAGTCGTCTGAAGCGTACCAGCATCTATCAACTGGTTAATCAGGGTGTTAACCGTACCGTTCAAAGGCGCGAGTAAAGAACCAAACCCTATGTCATAAAATGAACCATCGGGGGCAGGTATGAACGAATACTTAGTGTAAGACTCAATCGGCAGAATCTCAAGTATATTCTGAGGCTCATCAGCGAGTTCTTTAATCCGCTGCTCTCGAATATCAATTTCTTGTTCTATCTGCCCAACCTGCTGTTCTACAGCTTGTTGGTCTTGCACATTAGGAGGCGTACCCGCTTCCTGCATTTGTTTAATCTTCTGCTGAACTTGCTGAATTAACTCATGCGCCTTACGCCGGAAACCAGCAAGTTCATCTTCAATCACGGAAATTTGCTCAGACTGCTCCGATATAACCTTACGGAATCGGTTGACAATCCGCAGAGTCTTTACATCAGAACTGTCAACAGTGACTATATAGGGCTCAGGATAACCATCACCGTCCAAGTCCAACCATAAGTGCTGCTCAAGCATCATGCGGGGTAACTTGGTGTCGCTCGGATTATTTGACACACCAGCGCGTATGTCCGAATTATCAGGTTCAGGTATATCAGCCTGACCCAATTTAACATCGGAATAAACCTTTCTTAACTGGCGGGACTTAACTTCCCTGTCGTAAAGGTAGAACATCTCCGTCTTGCGCGGCATAGTCTCTAACGATGCTGCGCGGTACGGTACTACTAAATTCTGAGGTAAAACAGTCGTAGTCTTTAAGCGCTGCTCTGATGCGTCCCAAAACTTCTTACGGAAGCATAGACCCATAATTGGTAAAACCATGAGCATCCGGTCAAAACCAGATTCCCAGTCGGGGTCTTCATCCAAATTTTGATAACTCATGTGTTGGCTTACACGGGAAGCGCGGGCAGCTTTAGTCCCTTTCGGGTCGGCTCCTGTTACCTTCATGCGAACTAAGTCAGGGGCTTGGGCTAGATTCGAGAATGCTCTGACTTGAAACTGTAAGGCGGCTTGAGACAATAACGGGAACTTGACATTACTCGCTCCCTCCCACGGCAGAGTCTTAGATTCAGCAACCTGGAGGGCCAGTTTCATTGCGTGTTCGTTGGCTTTCTCCCACTTGGAGCGAGTTGATTTGTCAGCCCGAAAGTCCTCTATAACTTGGTGAGCAATGGCATCTGACTGCGCCTCAGTCAACAACTCGTTGATATTTTTGGACTCTGAGAGAACCTTAAAGTCAATCTTGATGTTTTCGATGTTATCCATTAAAGTCCTAAGCGCAATGCGCGTATCCCAACGGGAGTGTAAAATCAGTCATTAATAATCAGTTCCCTAAACACGCCGACCACAATATTAACAGAAAAATGTAAGATAGCCCCCAACAGGCAATCCATATTGCTATAATTAATCTCAACCATGCAATCATTGTACTACTGCGCATCAGGCATTATAACACACTTCAAGACTGGTGTCACACATTAGCATCTTTTCAAGATATAATGTTCATCAACACTACCCAACTTTTTAGTAACCAGTGTACACATCTTGCCCGTGGTCGGCGTGAAGTTCTACTGTTTCGTTGTATTCGTCTTCTTCAAGTTCGTAATCAGTCTGAGGCTCTACCATTTCATCAAGCATCAAGCCCAACCAGCCTAAAGCATCGAATTGATCCTTATAGGCGTGTTTCGGATAACGCAACACTTCTTCAAGGAAATCAGCCGACCACTCAGCTTCCATGTCCACATAGACCTTGCCCGCCCTAGCACGGGCTTGCATGGAACGAGAACGTAAAGACTTGTCCTTTGACGGAACTGCCGTGTTCAAGGGGAGATACTGCTGCCTCTCCTCCATCATCTGATAGAGAAAGGCTCCCAATGACCGAGCGATGTTTTCTTCTTCGACCTGGATTAACTGTGGCGAGTAACGAGTGTCAACAGAGAATAACTCCTCGCATATCTCCAGCCCGTCAATCCTCTGGCGGCGAACGTCAACGATGCACAAATCACCGTTCTCAGTCAAACCACCCGTCATAACAACGGTATAAGCCGAAGTCTTCTTCTCCGAGATAGCCATGTCAGTTGAGACATAATACGTCATCCTCAACTTCTTCATTTCTTCAGTCATCGGCAGGAAGTCAGCCTTCCTGTAGTACGCCGTAGACTCGTCAATCGGGTCGTTCAGGTATTCCTGACCGTACAAGTCAACACGACCCCGTTCAGCGTATTTGTTCCTCTCCCGTACCAGCCAATCCTTCGGACGGTGTTCTTCCCATAAAAGATTACTAAAGTCCTCGTTGTGCGCCCTATACTTGACCGCCAACCAAGACCTGTTCAAATTCTTCGAGTATGTCTTTAACGGAAGGTGTACAGTCTCCTCCGCCTTCTCAGGGGGCATACAGCCCTCTAGGAACGAGTCGTAACCGATAATCGTGCCTACACCACGGATAATGCCGCCTGAACCCAAAATAGGGGTCACAGCGCCCAGAAACCACGACATAAACTTGAATCGCCGCGCCTCACTGAGAACCAAGTCCTCATCTTCCATATCATCAAAGACCACCGCATCAGGTCGCTTACGCTGCCATTTCAGGCCACGCATACGCTGATTAGCACCTTTACAGATAATTCGGAACGTATGACCGTCCTTTAACTCGACTATTAACTCGGATTCCTTGTCTTTCAAAAACCTAGAAACACCAAAAGCCTCACGCAAATCATCATTATCAGCCAGTTCAGCACGAATATCCGCTAAAAACGCATTCGCCAGGGACTCATTCGACCCCAAAAGCAGGATATGTCGGTTAAATCTGAATAACAGGATGAATAGAACGTAAGCAAAGGTAATCGCCGTGGACTTAGCAAAGCCCCGAGGAGCCGCTAAAGCTACCTGGTCGGCTTCTGACAGGCATAACGCCCACATTTCCATGTGCAAATACGGTATAGGCTTGGGCTTGTCGTAACGAGCCGCCAAGAACGTAGCCGAAAAACCAAATAACTGCTTTGCCTTAGACCACGATTCCTCTGTTATACCAGGTATCTTACCTTCCATTCCGCATTTCTCTATCTCTTGCCCCACCACTACAGGATACACTTAAATAATGGGCTGGAAAGGCAGGACTCGAACCTGCGACATTCTGATTAACAGTCAGACGTTCTACCACTGAACTACTCTCCAAGTCCCCTCTAACGCTCTCACAGCCCCGTAGAGCCGATTTCTCTAACTTTTGGTACTAGGGGTGAGGGTCAGACTCAGGACGCTGTATAACGCCACCACGACCCGTCTTACGATTGGGATGCTTGTACTTACGACCCTGCTTGTCAACGTAATTATCAGCCTGATCCGGCTTGGAACACCCCTCACCCTTCCTATACTCATATTTCTTGTCGCCCATTAGGGACTCCTTAAATTGTCAAAAACGTCAGATTTTTCGCGCCGCCAAAATTTCTATATACATATAGAACAACACAATCCATAACTATATTATACCACACTGAGAAAAGTCACCATTTCTCTTTTTTAACGACTTCTGGAAAGTGGGATATATATATAATCTTGTTTGCAGAATTTGCCCCTCCCCCGCCTGGTATTACTGTAATGGAATTCATTATGTACCATGCAGCTGCATGTACTGTACCATGTAGCCGCATGTACTGTACAAGGCTCAGGGTATGTACTGATACCAACGGTTACAGCGGGTACTGTACAACTTTTGGCTGTTTGGGCGTTGGGATCATGCTATTCTGGCCTGTATCATGCTGGTATACTGTATGGATAAACAGTACCTGGTGTATCAGCGTACTAGTACACTACTACATGCGCAGGGTTTATACCCTAAGGCAGCTATACCCCAAAATAATATCAACTAATCCGGCATACCCTGCCCTTAGCATCTACCAAGTTAAGCCAATGTAGGGCAATTCAGGCAATATCAAATTAAATCAATATATCTGGTATATACCCTTGTAATGTGGTGTAGTTTTCTATACTCTCTATCTATCCCCTATCTTATGGGGCATTTATTGAGGTAATACGATATGCAAGCAATAACCAGTAAATACTTAGGCGCTACCCTTCATCGCGGGTCGCGGTTCAAGGCCACAACAGCCGGAGGTCAGTCTGTTACTGTGCCTTATGACTACGAACTAAGCACAACAGAGAATCATAAGGCCGTAGCTCAACAGCTACTAACTAAGCTTGGCTGGAAGTGTGGCATGGTGGGCGGCACACAATCTAATGCGGGCAAGGGTGAATACGGGCGCATGGTGTGGGTTATTTCTA